GAACATGGTGGTCAGCTCCGCCGCCGCGCCCGATACGTCGTGCCCGTCTTCCTGTAACTGGTTCAGCAGATTCATCAGCAGTGAGTGCTCCGTCAGGCCGAGAACACCAGACGGCGAATGAATCAGGCTACGGTAGCCGGGCTTCAGTGGGGCACTGTAGGTTTTGTTCTCTATCTTCATTGCCTGCATTACTGCTGACGCCGTGGCGTTGGCTACCTGGTCGGCAACCATCTTTATGCGTTCTTCCTGCGGTAGCGAGTTTTTAATGTAACTTCCGGTGCGGCGGATCTGAGGAAGAACCTCACCTGTAACCCATTTGCGAAAGCGGTAGGGGATAGTGCCTGGTGTCACTGCGTCGCGGCAGCGGAGGATCAGTGTGTAGAGGCCTGACTCGGAGATGATGTTGATCTCTTTTACTCGGCTATCAAAAATTGCACGATGTTCATGCCCTATGTTGAACATAGACCTTTCATCATCATCCAGTTTTTCAAGTGCTTGGGTGACGTTTTGGATACGCAGCGCACTACAAACGTCTTGGGCTACAAACCATGGTTGGCCATCGATAATGATGGAACGGATAGGGTTAACAGATTCAAATTTGAAGATGGCAGTTTGAGCATTAGCCATGGTGGTTATCTCCACTTAGTGATTTTAATCACCACCGCAACGCCAATTACTGGTGGTGAACTGGACAAGGTTGGCGTACCGGCCTAAGTGGTACCGGCGTCCTTTCGGACCCCTGCCCAGCCCACCATAATTCGGATATGGCTGTGCTTAACGCATAAAAAAACCACGTCTGGCGTGGTATGCGCCACTTAGTAACTCGGGACGCCAATCCCGGCACTGGATTTTGCCAGTACCCGATTACTATGGCACAAGAGGAGTGCGATGTAAATTTACCGCAAAGGTAAATATAAGCACTCCACTTGGTAATTGCAAACCTTATCTGGTTTGTTTTCGTAATTGTTCGGCACAATAGTCGAGATGTGTTTGCAGATCCTGCATAGACATCTGTGAGCTGGTGACGTAGTTAATCAGTGCAGTCAGTTCGGCAAGTGGGCCATCGACATTAAATCCATCCTTATCGAGATCCCGGAGTAATTTCATCAAGTGCGATCCCTCCACTAGTGATCTGACGCCTCCCGGCGTGTGAATCCTTTCGGTAAATCCGTCTTCCAGTGGATAGTGATACTGCTGCATCTTATCTTCTCCATGCAATAACTGTATATTTATACAGTAGCAAATAATTTGTTTGCTATCCAGCACGTTTTGCAAATTACCCGAAAGGTAATATCTATTCGTATTTACAGTCTTTCTATCCATATGTGGTTTTTCAGGTAATAGAATAACCAGATATGCGGCGCAACGGGTGCTGCGACTATCTGGAGATTTAACATGACGGTCTCAACCGAAGTTGACCACAACGAATACACAGGTAACGGTGTTACGACATCATTTCCGTATACCTTCCGCATTTTCAAAAAATCCGACTTAGTTGTTCAGGTGTCTGACCTTAACGGTAACGTAACAGTACTAGTACTGGATACCGGTTATACGGTAACCGGTGCGGGCACTTATAGTGGTGGTGCTGTGGTTCTTCCGTCGCCTCTTGCGGCTGGTTGGCGTATTACGATAGAGCGCGTGCTTAATGTTGTGCAGAAGACTGACCTTCGCAATCAAGGAAAATTTTTTCCAGAAGTTCATGAGGATGCCTTTGACTACCTGACAATGTTGATTCAGAAGTGTTTTGGTTGGTTCCGACGTTCACTGATGAAGCCTTCGTTGCTTGCAAAATATTACGATGCAAAACAAAACAGAATTTCTAATCTTGCAGATCCTGGCGTACCACAGGACGCTGTAAATAACCGGTCTATGCGCAACTATGTTGATGCTGCTATAGCTGGTGTTGTTGGTGGTTATGGATGGTTTATTCAGTATGGTTCTGGGGCTATTTACCGTACATTTCAGGACAAGATGCGTGAAGTTTTTAGTGTAAAAGATTTTGGCGCTAAGGGGGACGGAGTTACTGATGATACAGCTGCGATTCATACGGCATGTAGTGCATTAAACGATTATTTTTTGGCTGATGGTGTTCGTAGAACATTAGTTTTTCCTGACGGTACATATCGCACATCAAGTACTGTTGTGTCTCATCCCAACATGTGCATCCATTGTATTGGTAATGTTATATTTCAGAATGCCAATAAGGACGATAAATCATTTGCTGCCTTTGAGATACAAGGAGGTGCACATAAAACAGTATTGGGTGTGATAGATGCATATGGTGTCGGATTCATAGTTAGAGGTAATACTCATAATATAGAGTTTCAGACCATTAGTAATTGTATTGATGGGTTTGTTATTCGTGCAGATATTAATTGGACTCTTGGCACTAAAAATAGCTTAGATAATAAAATTACTGGTATCCAAATTGGTAAGTGCACCAACGGAATTGTATTTGAACAGAATGGAGATTCACTTATTCAGCAAGGTAATGAAGTGCGTGTTAACTTTGTGTCTGAAACAAATAATACTGTTCTGTTTAGAAACTACGATGGGTTTTCTCATACAAAACAATCTAACTGGGATTCTAATTTTATAGAGCTTATTGCATCAGACCCAACAAAATTACCTGGCTCCTCTATGGTAATGAATACTACAAATTATGGTGTGCCAAACCTTACATTTAATATCACAAACTGGTGCGGTGGTTGGATTGCAAACGCTGGAACCATATGTCTTATTAGGGGGGCATTTACAACATGTAGATTCATGTTTAACTTGGCTGCAGATGTTGGGGTTAATGAGGTTGTTGATTCACGTGGAAAATCATCTTTTGGATCTTGTAAGGTAAGTCTTTGCAGGCAAGGAAACCTCGGAAGCGGCTCTTCTTTTTACACTGCTGTTACTCCAGGTGATATTTTTAATAATGGAATTGCAGTTAAAAATGATAAATTTAGGATTCGTGTAACCATTCCTGATTTAGCTGCAGGTCAAGTATATGGCTCATCTTTCTGGCATGTTCTTGTACAACAATCAGGAACATCAAGGGTGCGACTCGAACAAGTAGCTGGTGCCGTACATTCCAGAAATGGAATTCTTATCGAACTCACAGATGCTGGAACAGAATTAGTTGGGATGGTGCGCATATGGGTTAAAAATACAACCCAAGACACTATATCTGCAAGAAATATTGATTTTATTGTTTCAGTATCTTAAAGGGATGAATAAAAATATCTGATGTTACATTGATAATTAATTGGGAAAGATATAATGAATATTAAGTGGTGTTTTGTATGTCTGTAGGTATAACCAGCGAGTCTTTAAACCAATGGCTTAGCATGAGTTCTCTGGTGGCGGTGATAGTTGGAGTTCCTCCTGAGGTTGCTTTGGGGGCTTTGGCTGGGGCGGTAATTTTTGTTACCTCTGCGGTAGAGTATCCCATTCGTCGTCGTGTACTTTTGTCGATACTTAGCTTTCTCTGCGGACTTCTCTTTTACAAACCAGCAGCATCAATTCTTATCGGCATAGCCAGCCTGATCCCTACCATCACGCAGGACTCTTTTGAAAAAGGGATTGTTTTCTCTGCTGGTGCATTCGTGTCAGCAATTGTTGCTGTGCGTATTGGTATATGGCTCTACCACCGTTCCGATAATCCACGCGAGTTAATTCCGGGGAGAAAAGACGATGGTAGCGCATGAGTTTTTTTTGCTTATAACCAATGCATTTATTTGTACTGGCATAGCAATTCGCGTTGTCACATTCCGACGTAACGGATCTCAACATCGAAGATGGGGTGGTTGGCTTGCTTATTTCCTGATTGTTGCAGCGGCCAGTATTCCGGTTCGTGTCGCCTATGCAATCTGGTTCCGCACGCCAATGGCTGTGGATTTATCTGAGGTCATTATTAATGCTGTCATGCTTGCTGCGGTTATTAAAACGCGCGGTAACGTCGTTCAAATTTTCAAAGTATCGAGGTCTAAACATGGAGATTAAGCAATTCCAGCGAGCTGCTGGTATCAGCGATGCGCTGGCCGCACGCTGGTTCTCGCATATAACTTCTGCGATGAATGAGTTTGGTATCAGAAAACCCGAAGATCAGGCAATGTTTATTGCTCAGGTCGGGCATGAGTCTGGGGGCTTCACCAGGTTGCAGGAGAATTTCAACTACAGCGTCACAGGGCTGGCTAACTTTGTTCGGGCAGGACGTCTCACTCAGGGACAGGCCAACGCATTGGGGAGACGCGCAGGCGAACCACCATTGCCACTTGAGCGCCAGCGAGCGATTGCCAATCTGGTGTACAGCAAACGCATGGGGAACAATGCCCCCGGAGATGGCTGGAATTACCGAGGTCGCGGACTTATCCAGATTACCGGTTTGAATAACTATCGTGACTGCGGAAACGGTCTGAAAGTTGACCTGCTGGAGAATCCTGAACTGCTGGCGCAGGACGAATACGCGGCTCGTAGCGCGGCGTGGTTCTTCTCCAGCAAAGGTTGCATGAAGTATACCGACGATATTGCACGTGTAACTCTGATTATCAATGGTGGCCGGAACGGCATTAATGACCGGCGCGCGCGATACATCACTGCCAGTAAGGTGCTGACGGTATGATCCTGACATTCGTAAAAGCATATTGGAAACAGTTGATTATCGTGTTGATGCTTGCTGTTCTGGTCATATCAGGAGTTGTTGCCTGGAATATACACGGCAGTCGTCAGTACGACGCTGGGTATGCGCAGGCGAAGGAAGACCGCAAAGCTGAAGATGAGAGAGTTCGTCAGCACTACGAACAGGAGAAAGCGACCAATGAACGTGAAGCTCAGCAGAGGATCGACCAGGCGCGCAATGATGCTCTTGATGCTGCCGCTCGCGCTGGCCGGTTGCAGCAACAACTCTTTGCCATCCGTGAGCAGCTCAGGCAGTATAACGCCATTGTCGGCGCTGGGACGTCAGCCGCAGACACCGGAGTTTTGCTTGCCGACGTGCTCAGCAAATCTCTCGAGAGAAACAGACAACTGGCAGAGTATGCTGACCGGGCAGCCGAAGCCGGAAGAGTCTGCGAAAAACAGTACGACACCCTGACCAGATAGCATGGCATTTTTCATGGTACTGATTTCCGGTGACGGTATATAAAACGGTACGAGAAAAATTTATCTTTGGAAAAATGTTATCACTCAATTGGTTATGTTATCCGTAAATAATTGAGTGGGAGTAGGACTGGCTATAAATAGTAAATTAAGCCTTTCCAACTAACTTTAATGCCAGTCAGTTTGCTGACTGGCATTTTTTATTGGTTTTTCATTGAGTGTATGACTTCTATTTTTAAGGCCGTAACTCTATAACATCGGCTATGGCCTAAAGATAAAAGCCATTACCAACAAAATGGCGGTATTCCAAAACAGTCTAGCCGGAAGTGCTTACAATGAGATCGATCAAATCGACAAATGAGATACTGGCCGTTGTGAGCGCCCGGCAACCGTAGCCGTAGGGGGCGAATTTAATGGCTTTGTTATGAGCCATTGGTAATCGCACCCATGACAATTTGAAAGAGTTCTTCTGCTCGATTAGTGGAGCCAATTGCACCTCTTTCTCTCGCCATTCTCTTGTGCTCTGGTAGATCTGAGGACGCATAGATCATAAAAGGAGTTTTGTCTCCCATTGCGCGTAATCTTTCTAGTAAGACATAACCTTCTTGCGCCCCTTCTTTGCGATCCATATCCGAAATAATAGCTGCAAACTTATTTGTTTTTAACAATTCTAAGGCTTCGTCAGTTGAAAGAGCTAAAGCGAACTCTATTCCCTGTGCCTCAAATGCCTGTCTTTCGTAAACATTATTTTCTGGTCGATCATCCACCCATAAAATACGATTTCGCCATTTTTCATGCTTACTCTGCCGTTTTGCATTGGATACAACGTTGACGATTTTTCGCAGTTGGCTTTCAGTGACCCCTGCACTATTTTCAGGCTGTTTTGCTGTGGCGGCGGTCAATGATGCTGCTGTAGCTATTTGCGCTCTTAAAAAATTATTTTCATCTTTGAAATCTGACGGCCCGTAAAGCTTATTATGATGTTTCGCAACAAGCCAGAGAAAGCCAAGAAACACAATGACAGGAAAGAAAACCATGAAATAAATAAGGGGAGCTATATGCTCTGATAAGCCATTACCAAAGCCAACGACGAAAGAGGCAAATCCATAAACGAGAACAATAAAGAGTGCAATGATACCAAGAGGGCTTTTGGTAAATCCTATTGCAGTTTCAGCAAATTTCTCTGGTTCCATATCCATCCTCAGTATTGCTCATAACACAGTTAAGTTGTATTAGATCAGACCTGATCTGACAATTACCGGCTATTTATAAAGGTATCTGTCAGATTACATCTGGCTTAAGTTTTTCTCATCCCAGATGTGCTTTCCATCAAGTAACGTTTCCATCGGCGTTCGGCCACTGCACATTTTTCCCTGATGGGTTCGCTCATTATTATAGTGAACCCGCCATTCATCAAGAACCGATTGTAATGCTTCAAGATCATCATATAACTTTTTGCGGAACGTCACCTGATAAAACTCGTTCAGTATCGTTTTATGGAACTGCTCGCAGATACTATTGGTCTTAGATGACATTGCTTTCGTTTTCGTATGCTCAATATCATTTATCGCCAGATAAAGCTGGTAATCATGCTGCTCCACTTTACCGCAATCTCTTGGTGTATTGAGAGGCGGGTTATAAAATAAATACTGATACCATGAGGGCGGATCAATCGTGGTCATAGTATCAGGTCATTCTCATGGGTTTATTGCGTCCCTGAAGATGACGTCGCTGACCATCTCTCCTCCAAGAAAATCGATCAACATATTCGAGTTTTCAAGGTCTTCTCTGGTCAATGCCCCGATTGCTTGTCCAACTACTACCTCCCAAGGTTTTTTACACTCAACAATAGCACAGACGAGTTGGCGGATTTTCTTGATCTTCTTGTGACGCAATCGGTCGTTCGATTCCATTAGTTTTGCAATCAACGCTATGTCGGAGTGTGTTTGATTATCCTCAACCCATTTTTTGGCTGCGTCTACAAATTCCACCCATGTAACATTCATTACTGCAAGGCATGAATCAGTCAAAAGAACATTTTCGATAGCGTAGCATCGTAAGCGATAGCGTTTAAGAGGTAGGCGATGTTCAAGCGACTCGTTGATTACACCATCGCCATCACGAAGGGAAAAGGCGATTGGATTGTCATAGAGTGTACTAAGGAGGTCTACGCAAAAATCCTCAAGTTGACTCTGTTGATCTACGCTACCTGCTAGTACGGGAAAGATTTTTATTCGACCCTGTGATGTTCTGGCCGCTTGTTGCCAGACTCGTTCGTCGTCCTCTCCTTCCAAAATTAATGCAGCGTCTTCGCTAAGAGAAAGCGATAGGGGGTGCCCGAAGAATGGTGCAATCTTTCGAAGTTCATCGCTGGCCGGTATCAATGAGATTTCATTCACTGCAAAGCTCTTCGTGCCGATTGATACATATGGGGAGGCGGCAAGAGAACAGACGAGCGGGGAACTATGGGTGGATAAGCATATGGCAATACTGTTCGCGTGTGTTCTAAATTCGTCGAGCATACTGATTATCAGCTTGCCCAGTCTAGCTTGGAGGTCGGGGTGCAGATGTACATCAGGCTCATCGAGGAGGAGTACGTTGAATTTCTCCGGATCTATTGTGTCGAAGAAATAGATGATTTCCGCGGCTAATGCAACCGCTTCCGATTCACCGCTACTGATTTGGGCCGGATCAATAATCTGACCATCTACAAGTGATCGAAACTCATAATCGACATTACCCATCTCGAGCGAAATGTTAGTGAGAAGCTGATTAATTTTACTTAATCGGTCTGTCTGAAAGTTTCGCGTTAGATCAGTTCGAATTTCCGGAGTATTGGCAAGTCGACGTAAGTAAAGCGTCTCGGCCTCGCGAAATAGCATAGCCGATGCAGCTTTGAAGTTGCTTGCCTGATTAACTGCCCGAGTGTGCCTCAGCCATTCGGGGTTGTCGCTCATATTTGTGAGGACGGTGCCATCACGCTTGAACGATCCTGCTCGCTCTGGACTTACATACCGGACATAAAATTGCTGCTTGTTCTGGCTGATTGTTTGTTCGATATCACGAAGGAAACGACTTTTTCCCGCACCGTTTCGGCCCATAATTATGTTGATGTTGTTTAAGCCGTAAAGTCGGCCAATTTGGCTAGATAACTCGCTTACTTTCAAGATTGTAACTCCATTTTTTGTTGCCACATACGATATCAAATACACTAACTGAATAGGTGCGTTGATGCCTCATTTTGTTCACATCTATGTTGAAATTAGTGATGTGACCGAGCTAAGGACTCTATTAGGAGTAGAGCGGCCATATTGTTCGTCTGAACAGCCTGTAGACAGCTCTATTATTGAGACATGGTATTTTTCGTGGTATCTGCTAAGTGGTTTGTTTCAATGCATTGATTTATTTATATTTTATTTTCTCATTGATAGCTGAGTGGGAATGATTTTGATCCCTGCACTATGAATGAACAAAACCCTCTGTTACTACAGAGGGTTTTTTATCTTCAAGAATTATAGGCTTGAAGTTACTTACATCGATTAATTAAACCAGCTGTCCGATTTGTTCTCTTCTGCTTTACCCACGCTTTTCATCAGATCGCGACCGCCTTCAGTCATATTTCTGTTTGCGTCAGCTTCAGATTGCACCACATCGGTTTGCGCAGCTTTGTGCTTCAGTTCCTGATCGATAAATTCGTTTTCGCGCTTGACGCGGGCTTCTTCTTTCGCCAGCGCCAGTTTTTGTTTCTGAATCTCTAAGCTACGTAGCTCATCTTCATAACTTTGATCGCGTTTTTTGTCCGCAGTGGCTTCGGCGTCCAGTTTATCCTGACGAGCTTTCTTATTCGCTGCTGCCGTTGCCGCTCTTTTATTAGCCGCTGCCTGCCCGCTCTTTTATTAGCCGCGGCCTGGGCGTTTGCGCGACGTTGCTTCTCTTGCTGGATTTCCCTGTTGCGCTCCGCGACCCATTCGTCATGCTGCCTTTGCTCTTCATTTTTACCTTGCTGTTCCGCTTCTGCGACAGCCGAGAGTTGATCCTGCAATGATGAGGCGATAGCCGGATAGCTTAAGGAGGCTAAGATGGCGCAAAGAAAAACTTTCTTCAT